GATGATAAATACTTCGCCTGTGTCACCGCTAATAACTGAAATTTTAACTTCTTTATCGCTAGAGCAGTGAGCTTCAATCGTTACTATAGTTGTCATTTTATTTACTCTATTGTTTCGGGCTAAAAATTATAATACCACCTGGCATACGCTCACCAGCTTCAACATGTAACCATCCGGTAGTTACCTTAGTGCTTTCCATCCTGTAAATATGCGGGAATCTGTCAGGATTATTTAATATGTCCCACTGTACTTCCTGTGGTGTCTTATCTACAAAATGAAAATCTCCTGTCGAATTACTCTCATAGTGCGGAGACATAGGCGCGCCTTCTATTTCACCGTATTCAATTCCGTGTGCAGTAAATGGCCTCATTCGTTTACCTGCATTTTTTAAGATGCCACCAGTGTGCCAATTGTTTAGATACAGTGCCCCATATCTTTTCCTCAACGATTCATATGTATCAATAAAAACCGGGTTTACCCAGTGCTTAATGTGATCAAATATCCGTGATTCATTCCAGCCGATACCTTTAAAGTAGTCTATGTAATCAGGATGGAAGAATTCCTGGTAAGGACAGTGATCAGACAGTTTAAATCTGCTCACCTGAATAACCTCGATCTGAGCACCACTGCATAATAGTAAATCCAAATTGCATAATAATAAACCCGCTTTACCAGCCAATAACTGTATTTTTTAATAATTGTTAATACTGAAAATTGTTTCTTGCATGTCAATTTCATTAACAGCTTCTTTGACTCGAATGTTTTCGTCAAGGCTCAACGCCTGCGCAATCACGCTCATTGTATCAATAAGGTCACGCTTGTCCCAATGTCCGCGCTCATCAATGACACCATTTTTCCAGCACAAAGTAAATCGGTCTCCCTTGACGTTTCTATCTTCTGGCCTGTTCCACCCAACACAAATAAACGATTCATCTTCTGAGCTGATGTTTGCAGCGGGAGTGCAATCGTCTCTGCATCTAAGACAATGTGGCTCGGTTTGCGTGCTCATCTGAATATTCTCGACCGAAGCGTAACCGCGTAATAGTAAACCCATTTCACTAGCCAGAAGTTGATTATCATTTTCATAGCCCCATTTTTACATGTGGTTGAATATTGATTGAGCGCATGCCACAGCCAGGTAAATAAACCCATCAGCATTGGGATGAACGCCATCACTCACCAGCGTTGGAGACGACCCGCCGAACGCTGCATATGCAGAGACAATAAATACGTTTGAATTTTCATCGGCTAACTCTGATTTATAAATATTCGTCTGTTGTATTCGGGCGTCATAATCTGCATCAGTACGCCCAGTTGTCTCTACTATGTGGATTCTGACGCCATCATACGCAGAAGTCAGTCTTGTTATTTCTGTTTGCAGGTCTGTTTTAAAGCCTGCGGTTATATCATCAGTAGCACAGTCATTAGTGCCGATGTTAATTATAACGTCTGAAACATAGTTTTGATGTTTCGGTGGATTTTCTCCAAGCGATTTATCGAGCAATGAATCGACTCTATGCGATAACAATTCAGACCCGCCGTTTCCGACTTGCGCCCCACCTCTGCCGTACATCAAAAAACGATGCTGTACACCGGAAGCCGCTGTTTCGCCTTCGTTTGATGTTGGCATTCCACCGACAAAAATATTTTTATCAGCTAGCTCTTTTTCTAGCATAGGAAACCATGCTGCATCTTTATAAGTAGATACTGCAACCATGTCTGTGGAGCCAGTGTCGTACCAGTTTGTTGCAGACTGTATGCCGACGTTCGCATATCTCGAAACCGGGTATTGCCCTAGTCGTATAAATGAATCTCCGATAAACGCAACGCAGGTAACACTGGCATGCGCAGGAAGCATAAGAGGGCGCTTAGATACAATTAAATTTCTTATGTAGTATTCATCAGCTATACTCGCAACGCCAAAACCCGCATAACCTAGATATAAGTTTTGAAATAGCTGTGAGCCAAGAGCATTTGCATCAACATTTATAGTATCAGCCAAACCCTTATTAATAAACACAAGCGCTTTACCCCTGTTATATGTAATTGTTACGCGCGAAAACTCATCTTTACCTTCTGCCGAATATTCTTTTCCTATAGATGCGTTTGATTCAGAAACTATCAGCACCCAACCCAAAAGGGAAGTTTTTATTAGTGAAAAGTCATCGCCACCACGAGTACATTGAAAAATCTTTGCTGTCGACGCAGGAACATAATCAACAGATAATAACTCCGACTGGATTTCAAACTGGATTAAACCAGAATTTAGAAGACTTGCGTAATTAGCAGCAGACATGACCCACTTCAAACCGCACAATCCATCACCGCCATTATGCAGCGAAACACCTTTAACAGAATCATAGACCGGCGTTCCAGCCGTTACCACGGCTCCATTTAAATCATCAGCAGATGTAAGAGACGCCTGTACGACAAAAGCATCATCTACGTCCGTAAATTCCGGGAAACCTTCGTATTGAATAGTCACTATAAAATCCCCCTAGTTGTGATGTGATCCGCGTACCTGATAAGCCGCCGAAATAGTTGCACCGAGCTGCACAACTTTTACAGCCCCGAAACGCCCGTTCAAAATGTAGTTTCCAACTGCTTTAATATCATTAGTTGATTGTATTACAGCGCCAACAACAAGAGACCTATCCACTAGCTGTACAGCGGTAGCTTCATAAGTTGATGAGCCGATGTGTTTTACAAAAACGTTAAGACTATCCGCGCCAGCACCTGCGACCGTTGATATTTCATGCACATTATAAATTGCCAGTCCTTCGTCCTCTTCATAGACGAGACTATTGTCTGCCGTACCAGAAGCCGTGCCCGCTGCGGCAATAGCCCATTGTTCCGGGGTCGTGGAGTTATCAACTACCGGCAGCGCCACGCCGTTCAATAGCGCTGCTCCAACCGGACTACCACCACCTAATCCTAATGATCTTCTCATTTTTCAGTTCCTCCAAAATATTTGGTACGACATTTATATTGATCATCAACAACCATTGATGCTCTGCCACGATCAGTATTCTTCAGAAAATTCATTAGGCATTTTTCTTTTTCTTTTTTAGGCATTTGATAATATCCTGGATTCTGCTGCATGAACCATTGCCAATCTTCAAGTGGAACAGAAGCTAATTGCCTACCAAAAGATAAATCATTCATTGCATTTGGACTTTTCCGCAATTCACGATTTCTCTCAAGAATAATGTCGCGATTTGTTTGTTCAAACAAATGCCCTACCTCACCAGTTGCCTGGTGAGTGTCTAGGGTTGACTTAAACAGACCGTCATTTGTAATAATTTTCATTCAATTATCACAATACGTTTATCATGTTCAGCTTCATGCATTGGCATAAGACCTTCTTCATTAGCAATAATTTTGCCTTTTGAAGTGTGAATATTACGGCCAAATATATTTTTAACTTTCACCAAGTGAACATCTAAATCTTTTTTAGATTCAGGTTTTTCTGGGTTAGGTTTTACCATTAAATTTTTTGGAATAGTTTTCAATGGATTAGTATCATTTTTCACAATAAAATCTCAAAGTAATGGACATCCTTGTCCGTTTTATATCAAGAATATGTTACAACTGCTTCATCATCGATATCAGCAATAATGCCCTGACCTTCTTCACTCAGCATCTTTAAGCACCAGTCAACAGACATCTGACGTTTGTCAGAAAGACCAGTTTTTGCCAGGATTTCAGTTTCATAACCTGACAAAAATGCCTGACGCAGATACATAGGATCAATAATGTTAAGTTCAACATTACGTGAACCAGCAGTGGCAACAGTTGCCTGCTGAAGACGGTTAGGTATTAATTCTAATGTACCAAAGTCAGTAACAAAGATATTAACAGCGCCAAGTGCAGTAGCCTTTTCACCAGATTTGCCCTGATCAGACTGCAGTGTAGCAACACGAGCAGATGATGTGAACAAATAGCTGGAAATCTGACGAATCAACTTCGGCACAGACATTGCAGTAGATGGATCACCCCCTTGAGTATAAATAGATTCAACCATATCTCGAATCATTGTTTCAGTGAGAGCACGAGTTGTCCCAGCTACAGGAGCAGCTACAACACCACTTGCGAAACCACCATCAGCACCAGCACCAGCACCACGATCAGTGTTAGTTGTAAGCCAGGCACCAAAACCAGCAGAAAGACCTGTCAGAGTGCCATTATCTGCACGAGAAGCATGCTGTGTGAGCATTATTGCTTCTACGTCACGACGCAACTCACGTTGACGCATCATCACCTGGTATGATAGAGAGTCACTGAAACCAATCGTCTTAACTTTACGTGCACGAGTAGAAACAGTTACATATTTGACAGAAATCTGACAATGATTGCCTACACGAGTTCCGCTGCTATTGTTGTCACCTGCCTGATCAGCACCGTCAAGGACAGCATTCGCAACATCTGGTGCAGCCAGTGTATCTTTTGTCCATTCTGTATATGATGCAGTTGCTTTATCTGTGCCAATCATATCAGTGAACGGTAATGGGATTTTAGAAATATCCCAGATTTTTTCCATAACATCTTCACGGATCAGACCGCCATAAGCGACTGCGCCGAGAGTTGTTGCTGTTTGTAAAGCCATGAGCGTTTAACCTCTATTAAGATTGTTTGAGCAAATCACTTATAGCAGAGACTTTCAGATTAGTGTCAGAGCTCTTAGAAGCGTTTGCAATTTTTTTGTTAAGCGCCATTTTCTTAGCAGGTTCACGTCTTTGATTTTGAACACCTTTCAGCGGCTTTGACTTCTTTTTCAATTTAAGACGTGTTTTTATAGCATCTGCTTCAATTGATTTACTTTTCAATTTCATTAGATCACGCACTATCATTGATAAACGATAATCATAGACATTTTCAATTTCCTTCTTGTCAAACCCATACTTGGTGAGCATCTCACCAATAGCATCTGCATCTTTCTGATACTCTTTTGGGTCTTTCCATTCAGGGATATTTTCAAATATCTTTGCCTTGTGATAATTCTTGATATTTGCTTGTACAGTTTCACTGTTCTGATTAAATTCAGTAATGGCAGATTGATAATTCCTGCCAGCCTGATCATAAGCAGCATTCAACTTCTGTCTTTGCAGAATAGCTTGAGTTGGATCACGTGCTTCAAGTTCTTCCCAATCAAATGCGTCATTTGCTTGTTCAATAGCGCGCATCTGGGTAGCTGCATCCAAAACCTTCTGATTCGATTCAGGAATTGTTGTCAGCTTATTGTATTGCTCTTGATAGCCTTTAAAAGCAGAATCCAGGCTTTCTCTGTCCTTAGAAAGTTGTGTACGTGTTCTTTCAGTTTCCATGTAGTTATCTTTAAGTGAAGATATAGATATTGGTTCAAGGCCATCGCCCATTGGAACCTTAATATCATATATTACAGCATCATCAACTTCAAGATGTTTTGCTAACTGGTTCAGTGTCTCAACTTCACCTGTGTCAGATTCATCATCTGTTTTTGATTCTTCACTTTCTTCATCGTCATCCTTTGATTCATCCTCTGATTCATCTTCTGACTCTTCGTCAATATCTGCATCTTCATCATCTTTGACAGCTGCATCATCAACGTCTACATCATCTTCAAGTTCATCTTCACTGTGATCGTCAAGAACCTCTTCTTCAGATACACCTAACAATCCATCTATTTCGCTCAATTGCGAAGCATTCGGAGTAACACTCATAACTCAGTCTCCTGATTTTTAGTTTTAATCGCAGTATCATAATCGAAATCTGCTATTCGTTGCTCAAGTAACTGCTGAACTCTCAACAGTCCCATAAGCTCATCGTGAATTTTTTCACGTTCTTCCATATTTTCAGACAAAACCCAATTTTTGTAATAATCTTGCTTAAGTTCCTCAACTGCATTAATAAAAGCAGGGTTTGCCAAAACTTGTTCAGTTAAAGCAACATTAACTTCATTGGCCATGTTGCTTGCCCTCAATTGATCTTAAATTAACATCATATTCAAGACCAAGTTCAACATATGATTGCTTAATTTTGTCATCATGCATTATAAACTTATTAGCCCAATCTTGTATACGTGACAATTTCTTATTTTCTTCTTTCATGATTACCAATTGATCTTTCTGATCTTCAATAGTCTTCTGATATTCAAATACCATCTTGGCTTGTTCTTGTAACGCTTTTTGCTGTGCTTGTGCAGCAGCTTGTTTCTTTTGAAGAGCTTCAATTGCTTTAGGACTTGTTGGATCAATCCAATATCTTTCAGGATTGTCAATGCCTCCAGAATCTGACATATCAATAAGAGTATTGTAAATTTTCTCTTTATTTGTTAGAACTTCATCAGCATCAAGTTCAAGTGCTTTAAGCTGCAATTCCAGAGTCGAACTTAGTGATTGAACTTTTTTAGCTCTTTCACCAGCAGACATACCAACATCAACCTTAATGCGTTTCCGCTCAATCCAGGTTGCTGGCGCCGCTTTTACCCAAACTCCACCAACTAGTATTGGATACTCTTCTGTGAAATCATCACGCAATGTAGCATGGATGAGGATGTATGTCTGTTTTATAAGAGTCTCAGCAATAGTTCGAGAAATAAAAGCAGACATCTTTTCTTTTGATGTGTATTGGCGCTCTACACCATGAGCAGTCTCTGCACCAACTTTAAGTGATTGTGTCTGCATATCTAATGATGCACCACCACGTTCACTGCGTATTTGGTCAAGATAATTCAATGCATTCTGGCAAGATGGCCCAATATCATCAACAGGAATTGGATTAACTACACCTTTTGACTTTGTGCGGACAACACCACCTGGACGAGAGTTCAATACATCTTCAAGATTCACCTGATTGGCAACAACTTCCAATCTTCGGTTATTCATATGATCTGCATTATCCTGCCATTGGCGCAGGAATACAGTTTTATCATCCTGAGTTGCTTTTATTTTATCAAATAGAGATTCTCCAATCATTCTGTGTGACATAATGAATGGAGTACCAAGTGCAAATGGCACTCGATCAACTTGTTTTCGTTCAATCAGAGTATTGCCACTAATTCTAACTTCGTGAAGTTCTGCAATGCCATCCTTGTCATAATCAAGCATAACAAAGCACTTATATACTTCAATTGGTCGAGTTGCATTTTCAAAACTATAGAATTCTGTTTCATCAGCAATCTGATTACGTGATTGCTGTGTAGTTGTTGTATCAGAATCATATGTTTGAAGTTGATCAATGATTTTTTTGTCAATGCCTTGTGATGCGAGATCACTTGCTCTTAAAATCATCCTGCGAGCAGAGAAATTAAGTCCATCAGGAGTTGGACTTCTGTGACTTGTTGAAAAACGGAAATCTTCAGGAGCAAATGGCTCTATTTTTATTTCTTTTACAGTTTTGAGTATCTTTATTTTGATATCAACTGTGCCATTTTCTTCATCTATATTAAAATCAATTGCTTCACGAGTTTCATTATTATCCTTTGGTTGCATAACACTAAGTAATTCAAATTCATTTAATCCGTTATATTCTTTAATGCTTGGAACAATCCGTTCATCAGTATAAATTTCAAGTAAACCCATTTTCTGCAGAAGGGCATCCTTTACAGCTTGATAAATAGCAATATATCCTTCATTTTCTTCCATCAAAACATAATTGCAATAATTTGATTCAAGACGAGCTTGCTTTTCATCACCTTCATGAACAGGATTAAATTGCGCAATACGCGGACTGGCATAAAGCGGCATAATTTCCGCCAATGTCGCCTCGACCATATCAGCAACATCCATAGAAATGGCATCTGATCTGCCTTCTTTCTCTTTGCCATTTGGTCGTCCAAAAAAATAGTCCATTGCTTCTTTTTGGTTTGCAGAAAGTTCATCTTCAACATAGCCAGCAGAGAGTGATAATTCATTTGTGCAAATTGTGACAATGTCTTCATCTGACATAAGGTCTTCATTGTCATCTGGATCATGCGTATCATATTCATAATCATCAGACATGTCTAATGACTCAAGAATATCAGGTTCTTGATCCACTTCTTGCTGATTAGGTCTCATCAACTGGCTTTCCTGTTATTATCATAATTCAATTTATCCCAACCTTTTGTAGCAATTACTCTATCGCCTTCCCCAGCACCAACTAAAAGATACTGACCTGCTTCAGCAGGATGGGAATATTTATTCTTATCTGGTTTATCATGGAATCGATCGTCACCAGACACTTTGAGCCTCTTATACTTGTAACCACCAGCATGTGCTTTTCTATACTGTTTACACTTTGGCCCAATTAGATAGCATGGTTTCCCATCCATTGTTAATCCAGATAGATTTATAGCAACTGCTTCTCTCCGAATTGTATAATCATTAGTTGGAGCAGGCCATGCATCAATACCTGCAGCATTTAGAATCTGGAATGGCGTAATTTCATCTGTCTGGGCTCTTTGCTCGCCCGCAGGGTCGCCATATATTTCAAACTTACAATTCTTGTATTCACCATTCAGCTTGCGGTTAAGTTCTGCTGCAAACTTCTTGGCCCCCATATCATCAGTTACAAGTTCATCAAAGAACTGCCACTGACCTTTTGCACTTCTCTGTGCGAATATCGCAGCAGGAGTTAATCCAAAATCAATGCCAATATAAACAATAGACCCAAGTAAAATAATTTCTTCATCTGTATAGTGAATGTCATCATTATACTCTGGATAGATCGGTTTGCCATCAGACACGAATCCATAGTTGCCATGAACATAAACATTAATCCATTCTTGATCTTTACCAGTCATCATATTCTCATAATACATGTCTGGCAAATTCTGTTTATTCTCAGCCTTTACAGATAATCCAGATGGCTGTCGAAAGAGTTCATAGTTTTCTGGTGAGCTTTCCTCGAATAACCTGTACCACCAGTGATCCGAGTCTGGAGGATTTGTGTCGAGAATGCATCCAAACCAGCTTGGTCCTCCCAATCGTTTACTTGGGTATCTTCCGAGTCTACCGATGAGCATATCAAGGACTGCTTTTGGGATTTCTCTTGCTTCATTTAACCAACCTCCAGTTAACTCTAAACTGAGCAACTTTTTAATATCATCTGGCTTGTCAAGCGCACGGAACAACACTTCCAAATATACCGCTGTACCATCCTCCAGCTTTCTATATAGAGTCCATTTCATGTCTCCAGCTTTGTAGCTGCCAATATCTTGTGGGAACCAATCGAAGAATGTTAA